AGTCTGTTGCTGAAGGTGTCAGTGATCAGACAATTACCATTGAAACGGATACTGGTCTTTTGGGTGGAGGCTTTTTCACGTTAAATGATGATGATAGTAAATACATCAATATTGAGTTGGATGAGACTATTGTTGCTACCAGGTCCTTTGTCTCTGAATCTGTCGGAAAGGGTGTTATAACACTTCAAGCGGGCCCAGGCGTTTCAATTGATGGAAATAGAAATATCGATCTCAATAGTAATCAAAATAGAACTATAACAATTAATTCTGATGCCACTGCAGATATTGCCGACATCGTTGGATATACGGGAGAACTTTTCCAGACTGCATATTTCACTGGAAATGGATCAGACACGGATTTTAGACTTGACGATCAAACAGGTTTTCAAAATCCCACACCTCCTGGTGGAGCTGGACCAATCACAACTAGACCTGGTGGATATATTGTAACAATTGATGGTGTCTATCAGATACCTGGGGATAACGGAGAAGTTAATAATCAGCCAACAAGCAATGGTGCATATTGGATTCGTGATAATGGTGACAGCACGTATGAATTAGTATTTATTTCAGCACCGCCGAATGGTTCCAAGATTTGTATCTCTAGTGTTATTTCATACAATGATAAATTAGGTGTAAATAATAGTACAATATCTATCGGCTCAACAGGTGCTATATCAGGCGGGGGTAGTTTTGATTTGAATCAGCAGGAAAATGAATCGCTAGTGGATATATCATTGAATATTGATGCTGGACTTCTTTCGCAAGCAAATAGAACATTGACTTTGGCCGATCTTTCATCAAAACATGTTCTTGGTAATCTTGGAAGCGTGAGCGCGCCTCCAACACAGGTCACCGTTGATACTTCAATTACTGATTCTTCAAGCGATACTCATTTAGTCACCGCGAAGGGTGTGAAGGATTATGTAGATACACGGTCTGATGGTATTAGAACAGTTACACTTGAAACGCCCTTTGGTGCTGTGCGTACAGATCACAGTATTGAGCACGGTCTCGGAGGGGTGCCTAACATAGTTCAAAAATTTGTTAGATTTAACGCAACGACACCGGGCACTGATCACCGAATAGGTGAGTTAATACCTCTTTACGAAGGCACAACTTGGTCTGGCACCATAGGACAATTTGGTACGTCTGTTACTGCTACTCATTTTAAATGGGGTCACGGTGGGCCGGAAGGCCATGAGCATATTTACTTCGCAGATAAACAAGGAAGCTACGATTATTTTTATGGCGACGATAGCACTTTAGCCGAAGAGGACAAGCCAACATTGGTCATTAATCTAATTAGATTCATTTAGTAAAAAGGCAATTTTAGAATAAATAGATAATATGGCAACTCAAATACAATTAACAAGAAGTGGAACTCCAGGTGCTCAACCAACTGCAACTGAAATGGAGCTTGGCGAATTGGCGCTGAATTTCTATTCTTTCATAAATTAATAAACAATGGCTACTTATTCAAATTTATTTTTAGATCAAGGTTCCACCTTTTCTTTCAGTGTTGATTTATCTACAGAATCAAGCTCGGTAGATTTAACAGATTATACTGCGAGAGATCAGATTCGAAAATGTTATAAATAGCCTATATGGCTACTTACAAAAATCTTTTTATAGACCAAGGTTCAAGTTTTGAATTCACATTAGATCAATCTGTCGACTTAGCAAATTATAGTTATGGCGCCAGATATAGTAAATCTTATCAATCTACTACTAAGTCTGATTTTAGTGTAGCTGCAAATACTGATGATGACGCAATTGTTATTTCATTAACAGCAGAGCAGACAGAAGCTATAAAACAAGGTCGTTACGTTTATGATATTATCATAAAAAATAATTTCACTGGTGAAATCACTAGAGTCTTGGAGGGACAGCTTCATGTGAATCCAGGTGTTACATTTGATGGTAATCATCTTTCTAATCTTAATGTAGAAGAAGTTGCAGAGGCCGCTTCAGTAACTGTATTAACTTTGCCCCAAGACAATAATGCTTTTTCCAGCCGTCGGGCTTTCGCAGCTGTTGAATTGAACGAAGGTAGCGGTTATTATGCGGACCCCGCTGATAATACAACATTGACTGTTTCAGTAACATTTAATCAAGTGAGAGGTGGAAATTATGGTACACCATATATTATGCTTGCATCTGGAGATGATGTCAATGGCAACTCCTCCCTTCTAAGGTTGGACGGCTCGGGCTCAAAGCAGGAATTATTAAATGGTACACATTCTTACACTCTTATGGCGACTGGCGGTAGTGGCCAAGGTGGATATTATAGTGATGGCTTTGTGGCTAATGCTGCAAACTATTTGGTATTTTATTGGTCGGAGGTCAGCCAGAGTGGCATAATTGAAATTGAACTATCAAATTTAGAAATTACTGCATCGAATCTTCAAAGTGGGAACGATCAATCATTTAAAGAGCCTTATACACTAGTGAATGGTGAAGCGTTCCCGTGGGACACAATTTCATCGACAACATCCCTGTTTAAACAATCATAAATAGAATTATGGCTAAACCAAACTCAAGACAGACATTAATCGATTATTGCTTGCGCTCTCTTGGTGCGCCTGTTATTGAAATTAATGTCGATGAAGATCAGATCGAAGATCGTATTGACGAAGCAGTTCAATTTTATCAAGAATATCATTCTGATGCAATTATTCGAATGTTTCGTAAACATCAGGTAACATCTGATGATATAACAAACGGATACATTGATCTACCCGACAGTTTCCTTTTCGTAAATCGAATCTTTCCATTTAATAGTACTTCTAATGGAACTGATATGTTCTCTATCGACTATCAGATTCACTTGAATGATATTTATGATTTACAATATGCAGAAGGATTAGTTCATTATGAGATGACAAAGCAGTATCTTTCTCTGATTGATCGACAGGTGAATGGTATGCAACAGCTTTCAACCTTCTCTAGACATCAGAATAGATTGTATATTGAAGGTAATTGGACTTCAAAGATTTCGGAAGGGGATTATATTATTGTTGAAGGTTACGAAACACTTGACCCCGACACATATACAGATGTATATAATGATAGATTCTTAAAGAAATATGCCACCGCTCTTATCAAACGACAGTGGGGATTAAATCTAATTAAATTTGAAGGGATGCAACTTCCTGGTGGAGTTACATTAAATGGTCGTCAAATCTATGATGATGCAGTTCAAGACATTGAGAAGATCGAAGAAGAAATGCAGCTCACATACGAAATGCCGCCTGATTTCTTCGTTGGATAAATAATGATATGCCAAGGAATCAATATTTCAGTTTAGGCGCGACCTCTGAAAAGAATCTCTATGAAGATATAGTCATAGAAGGTCTTCGCATATATGGACACGACGTATACTATCTTCCTCGAAAGATTATCAACGAAGATGCTGTCTTTAACGAAGCGCTATTAAGTCAATTCGGTGAAGCATTTCAAATTGAAATGTATGTCGAAAACATTGATGGATTTGAAGGTGAAGGTGATCTACTCTCTAAATTTGGCTTAGAAGTGAGAGATCAAATGAATCTTGTTGTTTCTAATCGTAGATGGGAACAACTTGTTGGAAGATTCCAACCTAATGCAGAGGTAAGACCTCAAGAAGGAGATCTTATCTATTTCCCACTTGTAAATGGATTGTTTGAGATTCATTATGTTCAAGACGAAACACCATTCTATCAGTTACAGAATATTCCAACATTCAAACTCACTTGTGAATTATTTGAATATTCGAATGAAGAACTTGATACAGGTGTTGAAGATGTAGATTCATTTGAAACAGAATTTGCGAGTAGGACTACATTAACACTTGGAACTGGAACAGGAACATTCACAGTTGGAGAAGATGTCACTCAGGTAGTTGATTCTCTTACTATCAACGGTGAAGTTGCTGGAATTAGAACTGGAGAAATCGACATTGTTGGAATCACATCCAGTGATGGTACCAATACATCTTTCAAACCCACGGGTGGTTCTGATGGAAATCTTATTGGTTCAACATCAGGTGCATCTTATGAGATATTATCACGAGATTCTGACTTTAAGAATATTGATGATATTGATCCATTCGCAGATAATGAAGAACTTGAAACGTTTGTCAGTGAAGGCAATTTCATTGACTTTAGTGAACAGAATCCATTCGGAATACCAGATATAACATAATGCTCACAGGACAACATTTCTATAATCAAACACTCAAGAAATCTGTTTCAGTTTTTGGAACGATCTTCAATAATATTCGTGTCGTTAAACACGGAGGAGTTGAGGAAAGGGTGCCCATTGCTTATGGCCCTCGACAAAAATTCTTGGCTAGAATTGAACAATCTTCTAAACAAGATGAGACTGTTGCGATTAAAGTGCCGAGAATGAGTTTTGAGATCACTGATCTGGCTTATGATACTGCGACAAGTCTGAATAAGATGAATAAATTGTCTTTTCCGACTGAAGGTACTACACTATCGAGAGATATATTGAATCAAAGTGTGCCGTATACTCTTTCTATTGATTTAAGTATTTTATCAAAGACACAAGATGAAGCACTTCAAATTCTTGAGCAGATTCTTCCAACCTTTACACCTGAGTATACTGTAGCTATTAATGATATGAATGGGCCAGGCTGTTCCGCCGATGTTCCTATCATATTGAACTCGATAAGTCTTCAAGATGATTATGAAGGAGATTTTGAAACGAGAAGAACTATAATCTATACTCTTTCATTCACAATGAAGGTTAGATTTTCGGGGCTTGTTAAAGATATGCCAGTTATTCGGTCTGTTATTACAGATTTGTATAATATCTCAACCGAAGCTTCAGCAGCTGAGCCTCTTGATAGAGCGAAAACTGAATTAGGTTCTGAAAATGATACTCCAGATAATTTTACAGTGACAACCACATTTGGTTTTGATGATGAATAAAACAAAAGATGATATTTTAACAGCGCTT